GATGTGTCGCTCACATTGATATCCAAAGTCACAGCATCATAAACAAAGCCGTCTTCCTCGCGCTGGGTATCAACACCGAAGGCCAGAAAGCATAGCCGGGTATGTGGCTGGGCGAAAATAAAATAGAAGGCTTTCGCTTTCACGGCCTTAGGCACACATGGGCAAGCTGGTTAATTCAATCAGGAGTTCCACTGTCAGTGCTTTAGGAAATGGGAGGATGGAAATCTATTGAAATGGTTCATAGATATGCTCACCTTGCGCCGAATCATTTAACGGAACACGCGAAGCAAATTGACTCGATTTTCAGTGATGATGTCCCAAATATGTCCCATATGGAAAATAAGGAGGGAATAAAGAAGCGTAACGCGTTGATTTATAGTGGCGCGCCCTGCAGGATTCGAACCTGCGACCCACGGCTTAGAAGGGCGAAAACTGGAGATTTCTTTAACATTCCGCTGATTTCACAAGATTTCATCACACTGATTACAAAGACTTTTTAGGTATTGATTGCTGTCACATGGTTTCATACCATATCACCATAACTTGACCCGTAACTTGACCCGGAATCTATGGCCAGCACTCTTCTGACTGACAGTAAAATACGTGGGCTGAAGCCTAAAAAATCTGCGTTCTACACCTGGCAGGCATCTGCCACCAGAGGAACAGGAAGGCTTGGTGTTAAAACATACCCATCGGGACGTAAAACCTTCGTATACCGATACTTCCTCAATGGTAAAGAGAAATTCGTCAATCTTGGTGATTTCCCAACTGTGGCACTTGCCGAGGCAATTGAAAAAGCTGGTGCCGCCGCCAAGAACATTTCCGAACCTGCGAAAGCGATAGCAGACCTTGCTTCCATTAAAAAACTTTTCGACGATTATATAGAAGATCAGAAAGCTCGAGGGAAACGTTCCTACGAAAAAACGCAGAACCGAATTAACCAAGTTTTGGACAGCGAGCATATTGATCCCGGAATGCTTGCGCGAGATGTTACCCCTGACCACATAAAACGAGTGCTATCTGAGTTCATTTCCCGGGGAGCAAAAGCAGGAGCAAACAAGGTTCGAGCCAATCTCCATGCAATTTTTAACTTCGGTCTATTTGCTGACAACGATCCAGCAAACATTGACAACAAAACAGTATACGGACTTGATCGCAATCCTGTATCTGTCGTTCCGGCCCAGCGTGGGGTCGATAAGGCACTGGACAGATTTCTCCTCTGGGATGAATTGGCCGAGTTGTTGGATATTCTTCATCGGCCTGCATCGTCAGTACCAATGAGTAGTGATTTTGTTCAGCTTCTGCTCTGTTGTATCCACACAGCAGGACAACGCCCTTGGGAGATCATGACGAATACCAAAAGCAATTGGGATAAGAAAGGTAAAATGCTGACGGTTCCCCCTGAAATATCCAAAACTGGTGATTATCACGTCATCCCTTTGAGCGCTACAGCTACCAGCATTCTTGAAGAGATGGAAAAACGCTACCCAGATTCAGATTTCCTTTTCCCTGCAGATACAGCAGAAGGACATCTGCTCTCGGCCGAGTACGGAAAGCAACTACGAAAATTCTGTGAACGCGCACCATTTAATAAATTTACGCCAAGGGATATACGCCGCACCTTTAAAACACTAGCCGGAGATATGGGTATAAGCACCGAGATGCGCGACCGATTGCAGAACCATAAACGGCCAGGAGTGTCAGCAAAGCACTATGACCGCTATGACTATCTTAAAGAGAAAAGGGAAATAATCGAAGAGTGGGAGTTGCGGCTTTTGTCTCTGCGGTAAGGTACCTTGACGCATTATCGAGCGTTCGCCAGTCAGCCGCAGCCATGTTCTTGCATACGACGACGCGGTGGCGTCTTCTCAACACCTCGCAGGAAATTTTTTGTATAGCGTCGACAGCCCCACGTCATAAATGATCGCTACCTTCTGTCTCGGTATTCCCGCCCCAATCAGGCGCCCGGCCTGCGCCCATTGTTCCGGGGTGAGCAGGCCGGACAATAGCCTTTATTGTGGGTTTAGTCAGGCCGGTTTTTCGGGCCAGTCTGGGTTAGCTGTATCCACCCGGTTTACCATTACGCTATAAAGTTCCCATGCTTCCAGCCGTTTAATCTCTTCATCAGTGGCAATTTTCAGTTTTACCGCCCGCGCCAGTGGCGCAATAACTGACTCAGCTTCAGCAAGAAGTTCTGCCTTTCTGGCTTCAGCCTGTGCAACCAGTTCTTCAGGCGTATATTCGCGATGCTCAACCAGTACCGGGCCATCCTTTCTGTGCTCGATATATTTTCCGTCCACCTGGCCCTGCATAAGTTCATGGTAATGCTCATCGGTCAGGGGAATTAAATCATCAGGGTAATTATCGGATTCGGTATCAGGCTGCCAGAAAAAACCTTTCTCTTTAAAGCTGTAATAATAATCGCTCATTGATATTTATCTCCCAATCGCAAACCAGGCTACAGGATAGTTATTGACGACATTTCCGTCTGTAGACGCTTTAGTCGCAGCAAAAAACTGACTTTTACTTACCGGATATCCAAACGCGTTATCCACTGAACCTCCCTGCTGATTAGTGTTGGTGACAAATACAGCAAAGCAGGATGTCGGAAACTCTCGCGGGAAATTGTATGTACCGTTTGAACTACCAAGCGTTCCCCATTGCATTATAAAACCAGTGCTTTCGTCACAAACCCATCCATAATCACCCAGACTGGCAGTATTTTTGCGGTTGTAATTGTTATTAAGAAAGTCATTCAGCCAGCCGCCCCACACATCACCATACAAATTACCATCAGAGGCGACACGGCTTTTACCGCTCAGTAAAATTTCTGTAGCTGTAATTCCGCCCGGCACACGAAATTCCCCAGTTGCGACATCAAATATCCATATTTTATCGTTAACATCAAAGTCTGTTTTCGCATGAATTGCAATTTGTGGGAAATTAGTATTTCCACTGGTTAATATTCCGAAAGAAGCTGCCACAGGATAGCCAGACTCCAGTGAGACCTTTCCTTTCAGGAGCGGGAAAAAATTATTATCATTATTCTGACGGTGAACCATTGGTACACTAAACGGTGCTTCACTGCTTAACTGACCAGAAAATCCCCCCGCCCCCTCCGGCCAGTTATTATCAACAAGAGCCTGAAAATTTTTAGTCAGCATCCGTTTCTGGTGCTGCAATTCATTTTCATTAAAATATCCTGCCAGCACGTTGTTAGCCATAAATGCCAGATTACCGTCGCCGTTCCCTTTGAGCCCGGTATCGTTATCACCGATAGCGATGGAACTACCGCCCAGTGTGTTATTAGTATTCACGCCGAAGGAAGATGTCTGTGGCAGGGTTAACTTCCCGTTCATCTCATCGCCAGTTTTTTGGACTGCGCCCGCAGCTTGCTTTGCTGTTTCTCCCAAACCGAGGTATGTGAGAATATCTGCAATGCTGGCTTTTCCGATGATGTCGCGCCCAACAGAAGTAAGATCTGTCTGTCCGGCTGTATCATTCCCCGTAAAATACGGAAGTTTATCTGCACCAGTAGCCAGACCAGCGAGCGCCGTCAGCGTGGCATCAAGAGTCTGAAAATCCTTACCGAACGCAGCGGACATTTTGGCGATAAAGCCGCTCAGGTCACCATCATCGAGTACATCCTGCCCGCTCTTGCTGGCTGTGTACTGTGCCAGTGCTGCAGCGATGAAGCTCGCCTGACGCAGCGCTTTATTTACCTGTGCACTTGATGCCTTGCCCGCAGTAAAACCAGACAGGAGCGCCGGCAGCGCCTCCCAGTCAGGCTGCGATGTAACATTAGCACCCTTGCCCGTCGCAAACGGTTTAAAATCATTTTTAGCCATCAGAGTAATGTCCCCCATGAACCGGCATCAAACCCGCTGATATATTCGTTATCCATATCAAACCCAAAAAACCTGTTTCCTTCAGAAGGCGTTTCCACCGAAGGAATTTCAATACTTCCGCCCCATACACCAGCGGCCTTTACCGTCAGATACCCTTGTCGTATCGCAGCAATAAGTTCGAGAGAGACCGATGAAATATCTGTTTCAGGAAAAACCCAGATACCTATGGTCATGTCCTGGTTATCGACGATCTGCATCTTCAGACCGGACCCGTCCAGTGCAGCGTCAAGAATGGGAGGCAGAGAGTCGTTTCTTCCGTCCCAGTTGTTAATTGCTATCTTCGTTTTTAGAACGATGCGATAGGTTTCATCGCTCAGCGAGGTATAACCCGAATCCGGATCATATGGCCCCTGCCAGACGCCCTGGTCATATCCGAGTCCGTCAGTGTCCCAGCTGAAATAGACACCGCTTATTGGCTGGCTTACAATCCGGCTTAACCCTATCCACTGGCCGAGAATATCGAGTTGTATTCCTGTCGCATGATCAATATCAAAAGCGTTTATTATCCCATTTATTGCGGCTGAGGTTTCAGCTAACGGCCTGGTCACTAAATCGATGTGTTCAACGAATTTAGGTTTTGTCGCATGGTAGTTAGTAATTAAGTCCGTATATTTGTTCATGCTTCCACCGTAATAATGATATTTTCCGGCTTACAGGAGGCAGATTCGTCGTAAGCAATATTAATATTCGCCGCAGCAACAGCTTCCGGAGATTTGCCGATCAGCAACTCCTGAATATCGTAATAGCGCGCATTTCCACCACTGACGACCCCAAGGTTAGCAGGAGAATAAATCCGGCTCAGCAGTACCTGGTCACCAATCATCAGTCTGTTAATGTAATCCGCAACAGCCTGCTGAATCTGCACACCGATTTGTGAGGTGTACCCGGCAAAAACTGTTAAGGTAATTTTTCCGTAAACAGGGACATCAGTTGGTCGCGAAAAACTGATTATGTGGGGATTACCATATCTATCCGGTACGGTTACGGATGTTTTTCCCCAGGTTCGGACCCCCTGCCCTTTATTTCCCCGGATGGTCCTGGCTATTTCGGTCACATCACCGCCGTCAACAATGGCCGAGATGGAATGCGGAGGAAGCCCGTTACCGTCAGTCTTTCCTGTATCATTTTCATAGAGCTTGTGGCGCGTCACACCAGCAATATTAGCGATCGCCCCGTCCACACCTTCAAATGGTGTGATGGATGGTATCGCGACACTTTGCCCCTGCCTGATGCGCAGTTCTGCGTCCGTTTCTGCAGGTGCGCCAACGGTGGCCGCCGCCGGGTTGGTTACTGACGTCCATCCACGGGTCGGTGTATTGATGGTGGTGATAGTCCCGGCCAGGGCCGCAACCGCTCCACTGTTTGAACAGATAGCAGTTACCGTCACGGCGCCATCAACACCAATCACCACTGAAGCAGGAAGACGCCATATCACATTATTAGTGTCTTTCACTGTGCCGTTCATAATGGTTGTTCCTGCGGTGCCAGTAAGCAGTAAATCCACGGTAGAGTTCGTGGCGCCTTTGCGCGCGATACCGTTAATTTTTACGTTACTGGTCAGCGCTGCGCCGTAACCCGTAGCAGGTGAAAAGCAGTTATAGACGGAAATGGCTGTGTTATTGGCATCGTGAATAGCAAGCGCCACCAGCGCCACCATCTGGCCGTCTTTGCTGTCCGGCTCCAGATAAGCGTCACTGCCATAAATCTGCTGGAAATAGCTCGTCAGAGTATCGAGTATCGTCTGGTAATCAGGCGCACTGATCCCCTCAGCGGTTACCGTTGCCGATAAGCCGAGTGTGTCCAAATTGAGGGCCATTTATGCCTCGCTGGTTACTGTCGTTGTTCCGTAGATAGTGTCGATTTCAGCGAAGAACTGGACGCGGCGCGTCGTCGTGTTCACTGTGGTATTGAAAGAGAGGATGGATTTCACGCCCCGCGTTTCGAGGATGCGCTTGCGGATCGCCAGATTGTAGGTTTCCGGCTTTTGCTTACCGAGCACAGACTGAATCCACGGTGTTCCCTCTGTCTTATCGAGGAACCACTGCCCGTACCACAATGCGAATCGTGTTTTTACCGCCTGCGCGACAGCTTCTGGCGAGTTAATCAGCCAGGTATCATCGCCACCACCAAAAGTGTAATCACCTTCGCCGTCTTCACGTCTGTACCGCATTAGTTAGGCGCTCCTGTATTACCACCGCCAGTCTGTACCCCGCCGTGGGTATGCGTCATCAGGCTCTTACCGCCAGCCGTTACATCGTTTGTCACCGTGACAGGACCGAGCATCGTTGCGCTACCGCCGCCCTCACCCATACCCTGAGAAAGATTTCCATTTATTGTCACGTTACCGTTTAGCGTAATTGTGGGCGACGTGATCGTGGTTCCTCCTTCTACATTCGCCGTCAGCGTACCAGTAGTTTTAACCGTGATGTTATGGCCTGCGGCCACTTCCACAAACGCAGCGCCATCATCAGTACGCAGCTGCGCGCCACTGGTGCTTATTCCGCTGATTTTCTGCGCCTGTGACTGCGGCCCGACAATACAGAAAGCATCCGATAAATCATGCACCCGGTCATCGACAGGCTCTTGCACCCCGCCGTTCTGCCACCAGAAATCGATGCAGCGATCGGCGAAAATCACCAGGCATTCATCACCGGCTTTCACCGGGAACGTTAGCGTGCAGCCGCCGCCGCGCGGAAACACCACCGGCACATCCACCAGCAGCGGGTAATTTTTGGTAATGCGGTTCCCGTCGTTATCCGTTTCAACCGAACGAATAGCAGGCTGCACAACCGCCGTAACCGCGCCGGGATCGAATGACTGAATAATTCCGGGCAAAGCGACGCGGATCTGGTTCTTTGTGGTTTCCCGCTCCGATTTGAATGTTTCGGCAAGGTCGCCGCTGCGGGTCTGGTCAGATACTGCCATTTAGTAGGCTCCAGAAAGTAAAAAACCCGCCGGATGGCGGGTTGATAGTGGTAGTGGGTTATGGATATTATTCAATTGCCCCTATTTTGCGCGCGGACCATGAATTTAAAACGTCACCATGCCCACTACAGGGTACAGCTACGGTAACCATTTCCACATACCCCTTATTGTTTTGATCTTGACACATTTTAAAGTGCATTCTTGCCAAGCGAGCTGCGTGACCAAAATCGATTTTATACCCATAGGTAGACTGTCCTAATGAGGTGCTTTTAGTTAAGTCAGGGATCTTTTGGTCATTAATAATGTCTGCAAATAGAGATAAGTCCTCGGATACAGAATCAAAACACACCTTGTTATAATCAGCACCTGAGTATGCTGATATTTTCTTACAATCATCAAAATATGAAGTAATCGACCTTGTTATCTGGTCAAGAGACAACTTATAGCTACCAACATAGGTATAGACTTGCTTAGGGTTATCGGTGTCCGGATACCTCGTAACAAAAACAATCTTATTAAATGAATTTCTTAGACTTTTTAATTTATCCCCTTCGAAGGCATTACCAACATCGGACAGTATAACTTCTGGATGTGATTGCTCGAAGGCATCGGACTCGGCTTTTTGCTGATCTATTCTTTTTTGATTGGCGATTTTATTTTCTTGGTCTAGTTTTTGTTGCTCAGATTTTTTCTGGGCAATCCATTCGTTAACTGTTACAGCTCGGTTTTGTGGTAAAAGGCCGCAACCACTAAGTAAAAATACAAATAATAGACAAGTTGCCTTTACCACTTTCACACTCCCCTGTTCATTGCTGATTGGCTAGGTATATCACTAGCACCCCGAGCAAAACACATCATGTCCATGTACCATGCCTGACCCCTAGTGTCGCCAGTGTACATAATCCCGCGCACAATATAAACGCCATCCGTTGCGATGCTGGCAGGCTGCGCCGTGGTGCCGCTGAGTGTGATATTGCCGTCAGTGTTCTGGTCGGTGATGCGGCCACCAGCCATAGCAATATCGTTGTTCGACAATGCAGTACGGTACACCGAAGCCTGATCCAGTTGAATTAGCCCGTTAACCCGGATGTTCGGGTTAATCAGCGCGCGGACGTTAACGCCATTACCGATGGTCTGCTGAGGCATGCCGATCAGCCCGGTGGCGCTGTTGAGCACAATCGCGTCGTGCATGTATTCACCTTCGGGCAGCATATTAAGCTGACCATCCACGAACTGCCAGGTGGCGCCGCACTGAGCAGCAACGTTATCCATAAGATGCCGTGTCATGCCAAACAGCGCACGTCCGCGCGGGAAAACAGTCGGGGGGAATACCGGAGTGCGACCAACGGTCGCGCCTTTGGCTTCGAAGTCTTTCATCAACAGCCTGAACATATCTTCTGTCGTGTAACCCGCTGCCAGCGTCTGATTGGTAATGCTGGTGGCAAATGCCAGATCCGTATCGGCGGCCTGAATCAGAACATAGGAATCAACAGGGTTGTCTTTTCCCGTGACCGAGTAGCGAATTTCACCGCTGAAAATCAGCCCGTAGTTGCGGCCATCGCTCTGACCCACGTCCGCCGCATCGACTTCCCGCACGGTCCCTACGTCGCTTGCTGATACCTCCGGCGCGATGCCGTCATACCCGGCGATCAGCCGCACCTTAGAAAACTCCTGCCCGGTGATGCGGTTCGCCGTATGGGCTGACAAGTTATAAATTTTAAACGTTCCCACCCTGGACGCGCTGCTGATGTTGAACCAGTCTATCGTAAAGGTCACTTTAAAATCGCTGAGCTCTATTCCCTGCCCGTTCTCGTCCACGAGCTGCAGCTCGAAATGCCGCATCCAGTTCTGTGACATGCTTACTCCGTTGATACCAGTAAATGGCTGCGGATGCCAAGGTCGGTTTTCGTCGGATAATCCTGTGTGCTGTCATCACAGACCACCACCAGTTTAAAACCGAGCCCCATATATGCATACTGCGCCAGCAGGTCAGCACCCGTAACGAGAGGAATACCGGAGATTACCGGCTCCCCTCTGTCGTTCTGCAGGTCCATAATCCAGTACAGATCACGCCAGATAATACTAATCCGCCAGGTGACACCTGCCAGAATGATACTGAACTGCTGGTTATCCGCTGTAAGCGGTATTTCCTGAATAGCCATTAGCCAAGCCCCAGTAACGCCGCACCACTTTGTAATAAAGAAGTATTTGGCGGTTTTGTGGTTTTGTTGCCGGTATTGAGCACCGCCGACGTGCTGGCCCCGTCCTTCATGTTGGTTTTATCCGCGACGGTGATCTGCTGCGTCTGTGAGATAATTACCTCCCTCAGGGTGAGGACGGCAGACAAAACATTTTCAGTTGTCTTGTCGGTCGTCACTTCGAGCGCCCGGATCAGCATGTTGCTGTACAGCCGTTTTCCGGTCACCACATCGAAAGGAATGCGGCTCGCCTGCAGGTCTAGTATTTCCTGATACGTCTGCCGGGGACTCAAGCCAAGTAAGCTGGTGGAAGTCAGATTACTGGCAAAATCCAGCAACGCTCCGCCACCAGCGAACCCGACCTCCATGACGACTTCAGACGGTTTTTTATAGGCATGATCGGCAACGGCAGCTCCGACTTCTACCGGATGCTCTGTTATCTCCAGCGTATCGGTATGTTTCTCAGAAATCACCACGCTGGGGACAATCATCCCGATTTTTCTGGTCTGCTGCTGAAAGAGAGTAGAGAGAAAGTCCATTAGCCCACCTTCGTTTGATTGCCGCGCATAACCTGGGCGTTTGCAGACTGCTGGCGACGTTCAACCTCTGAACCCACCTGACGCGGATCACCACCACCGTAAATGTGATAAGTGTTCTGCTGCTGTACCTGCGTACCCCGCCCAGGCATGTTGCTCAATACCCTGGGAATGTAGTTGCGGGTTTCCTGCGGCATAAGGGCCATCCCGTGTTTCTGTACATTCCCGATCCCCCAGTTATATGACGCCAGGGCCTTGCTCAGGTCACCGCCATTCGCCCGCAGCAACTGTGAAAGATATTTTGCTGCAGCCTGCGCAGCCTTCTCCGGATCGAAAACATCATTCCCGCGCAGCCCCATATCACGTGCAGTGCCGTCCATAAACTGAAACAGGCCTTTAGCGCCGGCGCCGGAAACTGCAAACTGATTCCCGCCTGATTCAGTGATGGCCACACTGCGCAATAAACCCTCCGGAAGCCGGTAGAGGTGTTCCAGATTGGTTAGCATCGGCTGCATCCATCCCAGCAGCTCAGCGCCAGCTTTTGTTGGTTGTGGCCGCTTAACTGACTGTCCGTGTTGTTCAGGGTCATCACCCCCAAACCAGCCGCGAACCGTTCGGCCTACGCTGCGGGGATCGAATCCCCAGTGCTCTTTAATCCAGTCGGCGGCACCGTTGGCGCTGTCGGTCACCATTGGCATCGCTGACGAATTTTCGCTGCCCTGATTCAGCATCCGTTTTCCGATGCTGGCGGCATCAGCCCAGCGGCCATCTTTAATGGCGTTAAGCAGGTCGGCGATCATGTTCAACATCTTGCTGAACTCGCCCATCTGATCGATGAAGTTGCTGAAATCCCACTTCAGGGACCATGCTTTCGGGTCGATATTGAGTAGCTTTGCCAGCGCTTTCGCCAGGTCGTTAACGGTCGTTTTAAGGTCACGAACCATCTTCAGCGCGGCATCAACCTCCGGTTTCCACTTGCCCCAGTCAATCAGGCTGTCACCGCCTTCCTTCCAGGTCTGATAGTCCTCCCACAGGAGGGCAATCCCCGCCGCCAGCGCGGTAATAAGACCAATCGGCGACATCCAGAACGTACTGTTCAGAATGCGCAGCGCAATCGTCAGCGCACCAAACAGCGAGATCAGCTCCCGGGTTTGCTTATCCAGCGATTGCCACCAGGTGATAAGGCTGGATGTTCCCTCAATAAGCCTGAAGAACAGCCGCCCGATGATATCCCCGAACGTCAGAATACCTTTTATGGCTTTCGTCAGGGTCTGCTCGATGCGCGGGAAGTTATCCAGGATATGGCGGCGCAGCATGTCCAGCGAACCCGCCAGACCACCAGCAAGATTAGAGCCGATTTTGTCACGGGCCATACCTGCCATCGTGCCGAACTCGCGCAGGGAGGTCATGAATTTGTTGGAGCTTCTGGCCGCCTCATCAGCATTGAAACCGATAGCCTTCGCCATTGCGCTGTACTGCCCGGAAAAACTCCCGACGCCACGGCGCATCGCCATGAGGGTATTTTCGTCAATGCCCAGCATCTGCGCATACTGGTTAGCACGGTAATACGGCATGCTGCTGAGCTTCTGGCCGACGCCCGTAAAAATAGTAGCCATGTCGCGCATGTTCCCGCTGGCGTCACGAGTCTGTACACCCAGGCGGTTAAGAAATCCCTCCGCGCCGGGATTATTACGTACAAATCGTGAGAGGCTTTCCAGCGAGTTCCGCGCCGCGTCCACGCTGCCACCCACCTGCGAAACTGCGTAGCCAATCGACTGAATACCCTGAACCGTTGCGCCGGTACGCTGTGACGCCCAGTAGAGGTTATCCAGACCGGAAGCAATTTTCGCCGTAAACGCAACAACGGACAGCGCCGCACCTTCCACCGCCAGCCCTGTTTTTATGGCATTTGCGGTGACGTCAGCAAGAACAGATTCAAATTTCTCGTATCCGGCTTCATCAATACCAAAGCCAAGGGAGACGAGAAAATCTTTAATAGTCTCAGCGTTCATTATCCTCTCTCCATTTCTCAATACGGCGCTGGTTGTCAGCCTTAACGGCCAGATGGTCATTCATCAGCGCGATATCGCACAGATCGACTGATCCATCCTTCAGCGCGTAATAAGGGATTAACCCGGCGTCAACCGGGTCAAGGAGATAAGACAGCCCGTCAGGCAGGCTGTTGAGGGTTAGCCCTGAGGCTGGCCCGGCGTCGCGCTGGTAGGGCTCACGGGCAAAAAATTTCCCAGCGAATCGGCGACCACCCGCGCCACCAGCTGGAGCATGGTCAGCAGGTCGATATCGTCAAACATCAACTGCCCGCTGCTAAATACTGGCGTCCATCCGTCCGTATGCTTACGTGAAACCACAGACAGACACGGATGAATAATCGCGTTGGTGTCTTCTTCGGTCAGGGAAGACAGTTCCTCAGCGATACGCGGCAACAGGGTTTCAAACACCGGTTTCAGCTGATCGAATTTCACGGTGTCGATTTTGCCATCCGCAGGCAGAAGGGAACGAATGCTCCCGAAATCTGACATCATGCCCGCCAGTACCGGCAGCAGCTTACGGGTCACTTTCAGCTGGTCAAAAACGCTGAGTTTTGCCACTCGGTAATCGTGGCCTTTGACTGAACATTCCATCCGTTAAAACTCCCCGAGAACCTGGTCGATTTTGCCGCAGTCAAACACCCAGGGCATCGTATTACCGGTTTTAGCATTGGCGTTATCCGGCTGTTTCTGGAATGCCACGCTGCGCGCCGTGATGATGTCTCCGCTCACCTTGTTTCGGATCACAATGACGTTGTTTCCCCAGGTACCTGAGGACTGACTCTGCGCGTTGTACGCCAGCGACAGCTTTTTGTTTGTCGGCGAGGTCTTCAGCAGGTTGACAGTAACAGTCCCACTTTTGTCAGCGTGCAGGCTTTGCATCACTTCACCGTCAGCGCCGATTGTCATGGTGTTTTTAGGACCGGCCATAGCAACGGTGATCCCCTCCTCTGAACTGGCGGAACCGTAACCCAGATCAATTACACCAGTCGGACCAGAAATGGACGCTGTGACATCCGTAAAAGAATAAGTAGCCATTTGTTCTCCTTAGCGAACGACGTTGATCTGCACATCAGCGAAATGAACCGCACCCGCCAGCTTACAGGCCACCTGAATAACCGGTGCCTTACGTGCTTCACGGTCTGCCTGCGCCTGCTCGGAAATCGGCTGCGCGTAGACGTAATACCCTTTTGTCAGCGTGTCTCCGGAATCCAACTGCCCGATTGGGCCACCGTTCCATACGCCAGCAGCCACCAGCCCGTTCGTCACGGACTGATCCATAGACTGCTCAACATTGGACAGAAGACGTGTAACACCCGCATCGGTCTGAGGCACTTTGGTTGTACTGGTGTACAGCAGGTTATACAGGTTGGTCTGAACGTAGTTCTGCAGCCAGTCGAGCCCGTGGCGCTCATCAAAGAAATCACCGCTGGACATGACGCCCTGCTGCAGGATTGCCGTATCGTTCTGGTAATACACAAACACGTTGCATTTTTTGGCATCCAGCACCGCCGCCTGATCAGTCGTCAGAGTTTCGTAAGTGATCCCCGGCTCCTGTTTGAACTTCAGGGTAATGGTGGTGTTGCTACCGTTGAAATTCACCGTAAACGCGCGGCCAAACGCCGACAGCGCGGCGTATTTGCTGCTGGTGGAATATTGCACAAACGTGCGAGCGTATTTTGCAGCCTTCAGCTTGTAAGCCAGATCGGTTGTCGATGTCGCCTCAACTGAGGCCGGGTCTGCAGTGGTAATTGCCAGAATGCGGCTGACGCCCGAAGCTTCTACGGCTGCAGCAACCTTCAGCCAGTCGTCATCTGCAATATCCTCTTTGTCTGCAATACCGAGACCATACCAGTTGGTGTAGCCCATTACGGCGTTAACCGCATCCATCAGCTTTTCAGCAGCACCCGCCTCACCCGTTGCCAGTGTCTTAGCCCAGCGACCTACATATACTTCTTTAGGGCGTGGTGACTGGGAGAAATAGACTGTTGCTGCTTCATATTCAGGACTGTCCACGCCGAAATCAGCTCCGATGTCCTCCTTTGAGGAGTAGAGGCGAAGACGCTCTTTCACCGGAATTACCGTGGAAGTTCCGAGAATGAGCAGTGAACCAAAATTTCGACCAGTAGCCGCACGCGGCCCAATGATCACGTCGACATTAACGACGTTAGATACAGGTAATCCCTGCGGCATAATTTAGTCTCCGAAAAATGAAACTGGTGCAACCACCAGCGATTTAATGCCGTACTCGCGCACCACCTTGCGACGAAGGCGCACAGTAATGTCGTAACGGCGAACCCACTGCTGGTTGATAAGTTCCGGGAAAGGGGTCAGACCGGTATAGTCCCCCATTGACAGGCCAAGCGCGTTCAGTTCGTCGTTGTTTTGCGGGACAGATATGCCATCGCGAAAACGTGACGCAAACGTCATGCCCGCCGGGCCATAAAATGACGCCATGCACTCAAAGGTTTCATGTCGCCAGAGCTGCGCGCCCTCTTCAGTCTGGTTAGTGAATGCGGGGCTGTTATCTATGGGCCATCCGGTAACGCCGAACGCGCACCAGTTCGTTTCAGCTGGCAGCAGTGGCGGCTGATCTTTCTGCCATCGGGGGCGAACCATTCCAGCCGGCAAACCGGAAACGTTGCGTACCCACTGGCTTAACAGCCTGTCGAGCGCCTCGTCATAATCCGGATCGCCGCTGACAGGTGTAAGCCATCCCGGCTCCGTACTGGAATTATTGCTCAACGGGAAATCCTCCATCGAACGGCAGCAGCTCGCAATGCGCCTGTACAAAGCCGGCGCCATATGCGGTGTACGGGTCAACAAAAGTCACCCGGTAATCCCGGTTCTGATACGTCACAATATCGGCATCGCGCCCCGTCTGCCCCTGTGTCAGTCGCTCAGTGGTCACAATAAGGATTGCTCCACTGATAACCTGCCCGGACTGCATGCGGCGGTTTTCCAGTGAACGGTCAACGGTAACAACCCCGGCAAACTGCGTTTTAACTTCGCTGTCGCTGCCAATCCCGTCTTCATCCACTGTCTGTACCCGACGCGTTACCCACAAGTTGAAGTCGCAAAAATCGGGGTCGAACAGAACATCAGTTACATCAAGAGTCGGCATCTTTATCCCTCACAACATGGGTAATGGATCTGCGGTACTGCCCGGTATCGATTAAAGGTTTCGCCAGATCTGTGCCTGGTGCCTCACCGGCAGAACGCCGGGCTAGCTCCGCACTTGCCCCTTTACGTCCCCTACGTGCTCGCGCTTTTACAGTGCTGTCAGCAAGCGGTGTAAAGCCGGTAGTGGTCATGTACCGTCTGACGCCATTAGCTGCCAACGACCCCGCCTGATTGAGGGCTCTTTCTGCCCCCAATGCGTCCCCTTCAAGCGCAGCCTGTGCCGCAGCTTTAAGTTGTGGCATCGTCTGGTCTTCAACTGATTTAACGCCGGGTACAAGATGCGGACGTGGTGGGATATTTTGCGCTGGTGAGCCGTATTCGTTGATATACCCAATCCCGGCATTACCGAACGGAACATCATCCCGATCGCTGTCTTCCGCCGGGATGCCGACCAGAACATCTTTTTTGGTCAACGATTTGAGCGCATCGAGAATGGACTGAGCATTATCGGCACGAATGGTTACACCGCTTTTCATAGCTGACGTCCTCCGGCACCGAACATCGTGATCAGCTGATAAAATTCAGCGCCATACCGGGTGTTATTCCAGAAGCCTGCGTCAGGGTTTAGCGTCGCGCTGGTGTCATAGCTGACGCTTACCTTGTCAACGGATTTGGAGGACTGAACACCATTGGTTGAACCGCCCGGGCCGCCAACAAGCGTTGCCCGGCTATCTGCCGCCCATAACGTCATGTAGTGAGCCACGAACAACTCGGCAAAGTACGGAAACAACGCTTTGCCGGTGACTTTCTCGCTCAGCAGCACATCGGCCAGATTCAGACGAAACTGAATTTGTGGTTCGGGATATCTGGCAGGGTCAGCAAACTGCAGGAAGTCGCGGCGAAAATCACTTACCGTTGGCAGACTTTGATTCTTTGGCATCTTTCGCCCCATTACCGCCAGTCCGGGCGGCAGCAATCTGCGCCTGCAGGCTGTCGTTCTGCTCCTGCAGCTTGAGCAGAGCTTCTTTCAGATCGGAAATCAGCTGATCTTTATCGACAATCTGCTTATCTTTGTCGGCAATCTGCGCTTGCAGGCTGTCGATAATGAGTTGCTGGTCATCAGTTTCATTCGATCCGCTTTCGGAAAGCTCAGCGTGCGCCCGGGTAAACCAGTGCGACGCGACGTCTTCCGGTACATTATGGCGCCCTGTACAAAATGCCTGTTTTGATTGATCGCCGAGCGTCAGCGTAAACGGGGTGTGAACATGGATAGTAACCAGTTTTTCTTTCGCCATTTTCAGTTTCCTTCTGGCCCCTTTCGGGGCCATTCTGGTTATCAGATACCGTCCACGTAGGACAGGGTTTCTTTGTACACAGGCTCAATCGCACCCAGCTTGCCGTAGTAGGTCGCAATCTGGTACAGACCACGATACTGAACAGGAACGCTTTGCAGCGGAACCAGTGGATAGCGGACGTATTTCTTATCGTTGGTGTAGGCGACCATACGGTCTTTACCGCCAACCCCGCGCCCTTTCAGCCATTTGACCGCTTTGATTTCCAGCGGAACGCCGTTCTGGTGGAAAGCGATAGTGTTCACAGCCAGATAGGTCAGCAGTGACTGGTTACCCGCTTCGGAAACCTTACGGCTCGCCAGCAATGAATACTGCTCTGGCGGAATCCGCAGATCAGAAGGCACGACGGAATAACCGGATGCTGCCCAGGCATTCGACAAAATGCTGTTTACGCTGTCGAGGATCTCATCGTTGGTGGAGTTAGCCCAGGTCTTCGTTGCGTTGTTCAGCGTCACACCAACGAGATTCGTCAGACCTTTCAAACCAAGCGCTTCGTCTCCGACGTAAACCTGTTCGTCATTATCCATCTGCCATTTAAGCTGCATCCCGTCGTACTTCTGAGTGTCGATCGGACGGCCTACCTGCTGTGCCGCAGCCAGCTCAACAACAGTCCATCCCAGCTCCATCCCCCAAAGGTTCAGCGGATTGCCGTCTTTACTGATATCAACATTAACGCCAGCAATGGCAGTTGAATCTTTGCCTACCCAGTTTTTACCATTCGGATTAGCGCCAGAACCCGCCACGCCAAAACTGGTATTCGTCCAGCTGGAAATGTCATCTGCGATAGAGACGTCTTCGCGCAACTGGATATCACGTGTCCAGGTATAACCCACCAGTGGCAGATTCAGCCCCTGGTCGAGTCGCTCCAGCTCCCCGATGAGAAAGGCACCGGAGCTATCAACGGTTGCCTGATCAAAAGTAATCATTCGTCTGTTCCTTAAATCTTCCAGGAGATTTCTGCGTTGCCGTTAGCGTCACCGGCCCCCGTAAAAAAAGCATCAGGTAACGCGGCTGTTTTGCCTGTCACCTCTGCCGCCGTGATCCCGCCAAGCGGAACCGGGATGGAAGCATCGGCTGATACCACGATGTACACCACGCCCCCTTTTTTAACGGACGAAGCATCAGCACCCACGTTTACCGTCATGTACCCACGCTTCATGGCGTCGCCCGGGAAATTCTTATCAGTACCCACCTGGCGAACCATGTCTGGTTGCGATGTGGTCGGATACGGACGAACGTAGATACCCTTCACCTTGTCGACGGTGTCACCCTCCGCCAGCGGCACGAAAAAGCCGTCAGCGTCGTATTTGCCAGCCAGACCATACGCTGCGAAGGCGTTATCGGATTTAAGGATCACCGGTTCGACGGTTAAGTCCTGCGGGCGAGAGATAGCCCCGGCAATGCCAACAGGCATCCGGTACAGATATGCAGTCATTGGATTATCCTTTGCGGTTAGACCAGAAGTCGGCGTTTTGTTTGTTCAGGGAAGCGATGCTGGTCATGCCCATGCCTGGACGTTGTGCATCGCCCGTGGTGCTGCGGGTGTTTCTCCCTTTTGCAATCTCAGATACGGCGTTAAACGCCATATCAACCGATTGTTTAGGTAATTTGCGGATATCAGCGTCACCGACAACCTGGCGAACCAGTGTTTTGTCTGCGGCCGCCAGCACATCACGTTTAAATGCGGTCGGTTTCACCTTACGGCTCAGATCGATACCCGGGATAATGACTTCAGCGCGATAGGCAGAATCACCAGTAATCGTGGTTTCCTCTTCGTTGTCCTCGCCGTCGCCGGTCGGGTCTTTCTTATCTTTATCATCAGGGGTGTCAGCATTATCGCCCGTTGCCGTTCCTTCCAGCTTAGCCAGCAGGGCCTTGAGCAGGGTTTTGATATCGTCCTCGCCGTCGCCGGTCACATCTCCGCCCATCTCCGGCTTTTTGTCCGGCAATGGTTGTTGCGGTGAAAGGTTAATGTTGAGATTAACGCCGCCCGGCAGATCACCTTCATCACCCGTTACAGCCGCTGGCGCTGAGTCCAGCAGTTCGTTCATGGTGTCCGAGTCACCTGTTTTGATGGCCGTGCGCATGCGGGTCCACCAGCTTTTCTTTTGATTTGCCATTGTGTCTCTGTCTCCAATTGCACAACGATTTCCGGCTCTGCCCTTAGGGACAAGAGCCACATGGTTTCCGGTAATATCGACCTGCCTAGCTTTGCCCGGTTCGGTCTGCTCGTACTCCGCGTCATAGCCACACGACACTTCGCGCAGACCATCTTCGATAAGCTGAATGGCGCTTTCGTCTTTGACGATAAGGTCAGCCAGCATCAAATCAGACTGATCACCAGTCCCGCGCCGGACATTCTGAAGATGACCGACCGCAAGCTCTTTCCAGTTCTCAGGATTCACCAGCCGTACATTCCCGTTTTCATCTTCAGGATGCAGGATCGTGATGCTCATCCCTTCGAAGGAGGCGAGCGTGGCCGGATGGAATACCTGCTCAGGAGAGCGCGTTACGACTATCTCACCGAACTTGTCAGGCTTGAGGTTTGGCAGATCAGCAGCGCCGTAAAGCTGCTTACCCGTTCGACCTATCGGCACGTCTCTACACAGCAGCGAGCCGTCAGCCAGCTGATAGCGGGTTTCCCCCAGCCGGGTATTGAAAAAATATTTCATGTTTTACCTGCGATTCAGGCGAGATAAGAATGAGGGTTGGGGAAGACGATTTCTTTATAACAGCGGCAGTTCGGGAGTTCGCCAGCGTGACCGGTCATGCCGTCAAGCGTTGGAGGTCGTCCCCATTCGACAAACTTCCCTTCCATCTCCCGATGAGAATGCCGGACGTCGCCATCTTCGGCTGTACGCCAGATATAACCATTCGAGCCGATTGACAGCGCACGCGCCTGATCGAGCGCGCCGGTTGCACGTCCAAGCTCGGTACGGGCGATAAGGTTCGCTCGTGAGCGTGACACGTCACCGGACGCTGCTATCTCTTTCATGAATGGCTCAGCCCGTCCGCCAGTCACAACAGCCTCAATAGCCTTGTTCTGGATGTCGTACACCCTGTCAGCAGCCTCAAGGGGTAGCGATTTGATGTACCTGACCTGCTGCGCGATGATGGACTGCATCACCTGACCTACCGGGGCGCGGTCGACCATGTTGCGCAGCTCTGCGCTGATGTTCCGGCTGTGCTGACGCCACTGTTTTTCATTCTGGCGCACAATGTCGGCGGTAAAGTTCTCAGCAACCTTCGTCGCCCACGGCGTTATAATTTCGCTGTAGCGCTCCAGGGCCTCCATGATTTCGGTGACGCTATCGTTTGAACCATCGTAGTGCCCATTTACGATATCCCCGACCGCCCGCGCTATCTGCCGTAGGCTCGTTCGATATCGGATCTCCGCCTGTCGGCTCTGGCGGTTTGTCGACAAGTTCGCCGATGCCTGGTGGCGCTTCGTCTTCGGCATTCTCGATATCCTCGTCGGTAATGGATGCCCCGATGCCAGTAACATCGGAGTTCTCACGCAGGTCGGTCATAGCGGCTTTGGTTGTCATCAGACCTGCATCCAACGCATTGACAATCGCCGTTGTGGTATTCACAGCCACCGTTGAGCGGTCCACATCTGACATCTGCCATAGCGGGTTAAACTCAAACGTGAAATCGTCCGGCAGCGGCTTACCGAGCTCCGAACGATGCATAATGTCCAGCACCCGGCGCACTGGCAGGCGTAAGCGACGTTCCTGCAATGAACTAACCCGGTCATAATAGTTGGCAAGGTCTGCGTCACCCGTTGAGAAACCTTTAGGGGACTGCCCGAACAGGCGCACCAGTGGAATGCCAACAGCACCGCTAATCTGCTCGGCGAACTGCGAAAGAATGTCATCCAGACCGCTGAAACTGTACTGGTGGGTTTCGAAGGTATCCTTGGCATCCATTAGCGTCATGCCTTCATTGCTCTGAAACTGGCGGATCAGATCAATGTTTTTCAGCAACGCCTCGAATGCCGGGCCGCCCAGTGCAATAAGCTCACGGAGTTTTTCCACTTTGTAGGTCCGCAGATGCGCTTTGTAGACCAACTGCGCCGCACCGACAGTGGCGCTGTCGAACGCAGTGAGCCGATCCCAGATACGCTCTACAACCGACATTCCCCATTCGTTCTCGGTCATCTTCTGCTGGAATGGCAGCGTCACCCCATCGAAGCGAATCAGGCGACTGTGGTGAATACGCCAGGCGGGGATACCCGTTGCTGTGGTCACCACATCATAAAGCTCAGGCTTGCCGAGATTCGGCCCCATTTCTTTAATGCGGCGGGTCAGTACCGGGTTAATCATCCAGCGGTCGAGCGGGAGAATCCCCTTAAACTTGCCTTCACCAATGGTTTCGAGCCGTAGCGGGGCCATGGGCGCCTGACCTTCTATCATGATGAAGCCCACCGCGCCGCCGTAGAGACGAGACCATTTCAGTACGTCGTTCAGCGCATCCCAGATTTGCAACTGGTCCATCTGCGCTTCGAGGGTGCCACGGTCTTTTGCGTCAATCTCAGAAGTGATGCGAATGCCTTTCCGGGTCATATCGTCCGGAATAGCGTCGACCGCCTCGCCGATTATCCAGGACGAACGATAGGACCATTCCACCAGCATGCGGTTGCGGCTGGTGAAATTCGCCCTGTAGGTCGATGCGGAGTGCTGGTTAGGCGTCTGCATCCCCACGCGGGCGACAAAGTTCTCGTAGCCGTCGGCAGTGGCCTGTACCGTTCGCCGCGAAGCTTGTTTGTTTCGTGCCATCAGGCCTGTCTCCCTAGCAGCTCCCAGATGTTGAGGGCTGAATTCATTGGCGCGTAGCTGATCATCACCGAGTCGGCGAGGTTCGGCGACCTGGTGCCGTCAGGCTGTTTATCCACAACGATTTTCCCCACGCCGTTAATGGAGTAGGTTGGCTGCGAAAGCTCGATGATGAGTTTGTCTTTGCTCTCCATCGTGCTGCTGATGGAGATAATTTCGTCCGGGTTATAGGCCATACCCTCAACAACGGCGCGGTAGGTATTCCGGAAGAGCTTGCGTAAGTACCACCAGCTCTGTGCCTTGGCGTTGGCGAAGAAATCCTTGTTCAGGCGTGCGGCCTGCCCATTGTCGCCCCGTACGGCTTCGTCATCAGGATCGAATACCGCGCCGCTACCGCGAAACGGTGTGGCAAGTATTGGCGGCCTGCGGGCGGCTTTGCGTAACTCGTTAATGGCACGCGCATCGCCGCGAACGCCAGCCCCCAGACCGTCCTCGTCGAAGCGAAACTCTTCGAGATTATCCTGTTCACAAAAGCCGAAGACCCTCTCAACAGACTGGTAAATGTCGCTGCCCACGCCGGACCATTCCCGCACATTCTCCAGAAGGAAACCGTGACGGGTTGAAAAGGCGTTTTTGTCCCGACCTTCGTCGGCGACGTCCATCGCCCCCAGTCGTTTTCCAGTTGGCTGGATGCCCAGCCTGATATGTGCATCAACAGCAGCCTGTACCCAGTCTGAGGGGATCAGGACACCTTCCGCTGATGCGCTGTAGTTCAGGTCAAGCTCCTGCGCCACTACCACCGGATTGTCGATTTTCTCGCATTCCCTGCGATACCACTCATCATCCTTACGGGGGTCGCTGCGCCAGTGGAATGTGAATACCGGTATCTTTCCGCCGTGGCGTTTCTGCGCAAACGGGTTCGCCATGCCGTTGACCGAACTCAGGTCAATACGGCAACGGGTGGTTTGCGATAACGCCGCATCAATCAGTAGCGGGCGTTGCAGAAATGCAGCCTCATCCACCAGATAGAGTGTGGTTCGGTCACCACGTCCAATATTGTCACCAGCCTCGCCCTTGATGACCGCGCCTGTCTCAGGAAATTCAACACGCATGTACGGTGCATGCTTCTTCTCATTCCACGACCCACGAAACTCGACGGGCAGCGTCTCCACAAACTTGCGCGCCTTCCAGAACAGCGCCTTAGGGTCACCAGTACTGTCGACATATTCCTCTTTACGGGAACCAAAGCCGATGACCATCTCTTTGTTAAACAGGCAAAGCGAACAGGCCATCCCGATCGCCGTCCAGCTCAGCCCCATTTCACGGGATTTTTCGGTGATACCGTTCTCCCGCTTGCCCCAGCGTTCCATAATCCAGTGAATCCACTCTTCCTGTTTCGGGAATAGCAGAAAAGGGATGGTGACCGGCAGGCCATAATCGATATTACGCGGGTCCGTCGTCATGCCCCAGTCGATGATGAACTGAGCCGGGTTAGTACGATAAAACTGCTTCAACGCGGGCAGCATCTCAGGATGCTGGCGAATGCGCTGTAAGCGTTCCATCCGCCATTCAAACACCATCTGGTAATCTGGATGTTTGAAATCGAAGGAGAATGGTAACGGCATAATTAACCCATCATTTTTTTGTATAGCTCCGCTGCCTGATCGGTTGTCAGATCAGTATTTTTTTCTGGTAGAGGCGTTTTTTCTGGTTCACTGGCAGTACCTATACTCCATGCTTCTCTCTCCAGGCCGATCAACGTTTTCAGGCTGTCGCTCAGGTCTTTCAGAGATTTCACACGGGAAGGCAGACTGATGACTTTTTGATAAGTTTCGTTGAGCCGGTCACGGCCTTTATCGTCAGGAGCGAACATGATGTCACCCAACTGCTCCAGCGCCCCCACATCAGCACACTGCGCAC